TCTACATGTCGAAAGTTCTTATCGTTCTTTAATCTATTATTTATTATTAAAGGAATAATATGTCCAGCCATAATTGTCTTTCCAACTCCAGAACCACCACAAAGGAAAATAGAGACAGGTTCACTATGTGGTTTAATAAGTGTCATTTTGTGCACAGCACGCTCTACGTCCTTCATCTCAACTTCGATTGCTCGAATGTTGGTATCCGTTCGCTTTGAAACTGAGGCGCTTCTACGCAAGAATGTCATATTCAGCTTGAAATTTCTTATATCTATCAACGCATGACAATTGTTCCCCTTCGAATTCATATGTAGCACCCAAGGTTATTGATTTTCTAAACTTAATTAAATGTTCCTTAAAAGTAGTAATTTCTTCATTAAATTGCTTATCGACTGTCATGAGATAATCTTTACCATATAGGAAAAATGCCATGACCGAATGTAATAAATTTGAAACAGTTCCACGATCAGGATAATCGTGACTTTCTCGAGAATAAATCTCGGTAATGTTAGTTTGAATTCCAAATTTGGCAAAGAATTTCTTAAAAATAACAAGTAACTTATCAACATTTAACCATTGAGATGCTATCTTGGCAGCTTCTTCTGACCTCTCACGAATCTTTTCAATGAAAGCAGTGAATCCGGTACTAGTCTGAGCTTGTAGCTCTTCATTTAGTTCCACCGAGCAAGTGATGTTATATACCGCTCCGACCATACCAGCGACCCCATTTGCAATGAGGCCAGTTTGTTCACTGTTCATGACTACATATAAGCCATTAACAATATTGACGACACCTAAGACGATGTTCATCAATTTATTAAAGAGTTTCTTGATGTCATCAATCGATGAGTTGACTTTAGTAGCCAGCTCACCAATTGTATTGAAACTCTTGATTGCATCCTTCATTTGTTTAAAGAAATTTCGTACTCCCTGCATACTAGATGTGATATCAGGGAAACTGAAGCCTTGTGCTTCAAGTTGATTATCCAAGAAGAGTTGTCCAAACTCCTCAATTTGCTTAATTTGTTCATCCAACCTCTTTCTATCGCTCATCTTACGTGCGTCCAAACCACACTGAGGAACAATTCCCTCAGCATAAAACTGAATTTCCCGTATCTGCAAGAATGGACAACCAGGAACGTTAATTCCATAGCTGTCATAGTCATCAACAGCTCCCAAGTTCGCATTAATTTTAAGATTAGCCATATCAACAGTTCCCGTATATAAAGTGGTTGTATTATTGCCCTTATATCCAACAATGGTCCACCCAGTGGCGGTACCATTGATTGAATCAAGATAGAATGATACTGCTCTATAAGCAGAAAGTCCAATGAGTTTTATATTATTGTTAACGGTAGGTGTTGCTGACGTCCAGGTGTCATCATTATCACTTCGAATTTTATATAGTCCAACACTATCAGCTGAGTTCTCAACACTATATCCCAAGGGTATGTCGTTAGCATACATAGTGGGATAAATAGCAACACCAGGTAACGTATATGCCTGAATTTCGTTGAAGAATAAATTCCAATTAGTATTAGTTTTAACAAATCTGAAAATATAGGAATCATAAACCTGATTATTTGGTATCTCATTATATCCCACTGCTGTATTCAAGTTATTAAATGTACGCAAAACAGTATAATAGGGACTGGTGAATCCAACAATACTTACGGTCGTATTGAGATCCTGTTCTTCATTGAATTGCATAGATAAATAAATCTTAGTAAGTGTCTTCTTAAATGTAGTAGGCATAAGCATAGCGAACTCGGCAGTGTTCGCATTAGTCTGTGGTCTAGCAACAGTTGCCAGATTCTGATCAAATGCCCTCAGTGGATTGTTGATATTTGTAGATGATAAAACAAATCCATTAACAGTTGCACTAGTCATTTTAGGAAATACACTTCCAGCAAGCATTGCTGCTACTGGACTACCAAGTTTAAACATAGACATAGGAATATAAAAATTAAAATCGTCCGCAACAGAATGACCCACAGTTTCCTGTAAGTTATGTGCAAAGAAAGTCTCATAATTCAAAGATGTTTTCCAATTTTGCTCAGTCCATCCGACTTCGGTAATTGGTTCACTATTGTAAAAGAAAGGAATATCATTATAACCAGGCATTAAGTAGTTCTGCGCAGGCATTTTGTTAACCTGTGTAGCAGCACCCACCCAAACGTTCTCAACGTCAATGAGTTTCTGAGTATCTTGTGATGTAGCAAAAGGATATTCCTTAGGACCGTTATCAAAACGAAAGTATCTAACAGCTGTTTCAGTAGCTCCTACATTAGTGATGAAATGAATAGTTACTCCACCAGAATTATATTTGAAAAGTTGCTTCACAATGCCGTGAAAACCTCCCTCAGGTAATCTCGTTCCATAGATGTTACGAGAATTAGCCTGTGGGCCAGCAGTAATAGATGTCTCAATCAATTTCACATAATTGATCCTTCGCATATAAGTTAATATATTAGAGTGATCGCCAATAATAAAACCAGGTTCAACATGATCGTTAGAGTAGAAAGATAAAGAACCATTAGATGATTGGTAAACCAAATCAGCCTGTTGTAACATTGTACGCTTGCTAGGGCGAATGGGGTATTTGAACTCCCCATCCTCTCCAGCATTAACGTAGAAGAGAATTTCAATGGATGAAGATACACCCACTGGTGCTTTAAGAGCATTTTGAACGACTACATAAAGATGTCCAATTTCGTTAGCAATATCAGGCTCAGGATACATGTTCTTGACATAATCCTTATGTTTATTGTAAGGCAATCGAATGCGAATAGTATTATCATTAGATCCAATTGAAAGAGAGACGCTAGGTAAGCCATAAATCTTATCAACACTCGTATTAGGAGTGCCATAAGGATCAAAAGCAAAGAGTAAAGTACCTCTATGAAAAGAAGACGCCACGACAACGATTTCAACCTCAATACTCCCTCTATACAGAGTGAATAAAGAAGCGACACCAGATATGTTAGTTGCATACCACGTGTCGACAACCAGTTTCGAACCAGCGTATATCATGGGACTAGTAGCTGATATAACCATTTGATCAATAATCGTACCATTAGCCTGACTAGTAGTCCAATCAACAGCATTAGCTAAAGATGGAATTCTGGCAAAGTGCATGAAATCAGTGAAATCAGATTGATTGAAACGAGAAGTCATTTTAGGAATGACTTCTAATTGGTTAATTTTAGTATTTATAACTGTGATACCGACATCGCCAGAAATAGCACTCTCAGGATGTAAGTCATCCCGAG